ACCCGCTCGCGGAGTTTGCCGGGCTCAATCATCGGTAGGAGCCCCAGCGGTGAGCATCGAGAAGGGCTTTCACGCCGAACGGAATCTCACTCAGCCCGGCAGCGTCAGCCGCCATCCGCCGCTCGTACCAGAGCCCCACCAGCCACAGGATCGCGTTCCTGACGCCTTGCGGCACGTCAGACCCGCTCGCCCCACGCCCGGCCCACCACGTGACCGACACCGAGCCGTAGTCCTCCAGGTACGCGGGCCACGAGCCGCCGTAGAGATGGCGAATCACGCCCGGCCGCGAGTCGCGGTCCACGCGATACTGCGACGTCGATAGCGTCGCGGTCGTGCCAGTCTCGTTGAGCGTGAACGTGATCGTGGTCGCCGTATGCGTGCCAGCCGTAGCCATCGGCGGCTTCGGCAACTCGATCTCAGGCGGGAACCCGTCCAGCCGCATCACGAGCTGCTGGTGGACCAGGGCCTCGTCCATGTAGGACTCAACCCACTGGCGAGCCGCCGTCACGAGTGCCATGACGTAGGCATCGTCATCGGTCGTGTCGATGCGGCAGTGGGCCTTCGCCTCGGCCAGCGTCACCGGCTCAACCGTCGGCGGCGTCGCTACCCTCAGACTGCGGTATTGCATTGTTCCTCGCCTTGGGTGGCCGGCCACGGCGTCGCGGCGTCAGGTCGGCAGACTCGCCGCCCGGCTCCGCAGTCGCCGTCTCGATCAAATCCATCTGCTGCTCACGGACAGCGATCCCATCGTTGATGAGCCGCACCGCCGTCACGTCTTCGCAGTCGATCACATCCCCGACGCGGTAAGTCGAGTAGTTCTTGGTCAGCTTTATTTTCATTATTGGGGGACACTCCATGCAGTTTCGGGACGCCTCAAGGTGTTGCAGAACTCGATGGCCCACTGGAAAACAGGCTTGCCGAGGTCTTTGCCGGGCCACGTGACCACGTATTCGCCGTGGCCGAGCACGACGCGGGGCGAGACGAAGACGCGGTTGCCAGCCTTGCGGAACTGGCGCCAGAAATGGATGTCATCGTCGGTGCGGCCGTCGCCCCATTCGCCAGCGTCATTCGGCACGCCCAGGAACCACGGTTTCGGCGTCCGCTTGAGTGCCGCCGTGGAAATCACCGTCAGCCCGAAATGGGCGGAATCCACCTCTTGCACGGGCTCGGCAAACCACTCCTTCCCGACGCTGGTCTTGCCGCCTGCTGGCGGGCTGTCCAGCATCCCCTTGAGCGTGAGCATGGGCCTGCCGTCCTCACGCTTCGTCTGCAGCCCGGTGATCGCGTCGCATTGAAATGTCATCGCCAGGGCGAAAAGATGCTCGATATCCTCGCGGGAAAAGAACGTGTCGTAGTCGATCGTGAGGATGTATTCGCACGAATCGACGAACTGCTCCATCACTCGCTGGAGGCACTGCCCCCAGAACGCCCCAGTGACCTTTGTAGGCCGGATGCCCAACGGCATCAGGGCTTGAGCCCACGTGAACCAGTTGTCGTTGAAACCCAGCCGAGGCATCGACATGACTGCCTCGACGCGAACATCCACCTGCGTATCACCAACGCGAACGAGCATGGCGGCCCCTGCAAAAAGAAAACGGCTGGCAGAGGTAATCCCCTGCCAGCCGTCCACTTTGCACACTGTGTCAAGCGTCAGGCGTCAACGCGAACCTGCACGCCGGCAGCCGACGCGGAAGCCTCGCCCACCTCGCCACGGCCAAGCCGCACGACGCTGGCGACCACGCTCGCGGCAGTCGGGGTGGCATTCACCCGCAGGTAACGCTTCTTGCCGCGAAGGTCCACGTTCAGCCGGACCACGTTGCTGCCCGCAGTCCGCGAGCCGCTGGTCGGAATCGTGAACCCGCCGACGCCACCGCCCACCAGGGCCGTGATGTCAGAGTAGGCCGAAGCCGACAGGTCCGACTCCTCGACCTTCAGTGACCGGCAGATAGCGTCGGTCGTCGCCGCGTTCGGCTCAAACACAACGTCGATGGACGCATAGGCGTAGCCCAGCGTGTCGATGGTGTGCTGCGCCGTCGCATTCGTTGCGGTGTCAGCCGTGCCGATGATGGCATCCGTCTTCGTACGAGCCAGATGAAGCATGGGTCAAAATCTCCTAGAGAGGGATGCTACTCGATCAGGTGTTGAACCGCAGGGCGACGATCGGGCCGGCCTTGCTGTTGTTGCCAAGGTCGTGAGCCACGATGGCGACACGAGCCGTAGCGAAGGTCAGGGTCTGGTCGAACTCGATGAACCGGCTGGTGTCGGTCTTGATCGTGACCGCCCGCCGCTCGCCGTAGGTGGCAGCCTGCGAGAGATCACCGAACAGGCACGCGACGCCGCTGGCCGTGCCCGTCAGGCGGCTTTCCATCGCCTGCACGAGCCGCACCGGGTAGCCCAGGAACGTCTCGGCAAACCCGCCAGCCACGTCGCCCTTGGCATTGCCACCGACGCCCGCCATCAGCCGCAGCATCGAGGCACCCCAGCCAGCGCTGGAGATGTACCACGCCGCATTCCGGCGAGCAAAGAGCGGGAGCCGAGCCACAACCTGCGTGAAGTCGTTCAGCGTCAGGTCGGCGAAAACGTCGTTGTTCGCACCAGCCGTCACCACGGACGCGGTGTGCGTGCCGTCGATGATCGCCGTGGCAACGCCGGTCGTGCCGTGATGAGCCCCGCTGCCGTCACCGATGAAGCCAGCGTTGTCAAAGGCTTCGGCGAACGACTGGGCCACCTCGACCGCCATGGCATCGGCCAAGTCGATGATCGAGTCTTCGAGCAGCGAGTTCGGGATGCGGTTGTCGATACCCCAAATCTTCGCCACGAGGTTGATGTTGTCGAACGTCGCGTCGCTGGTCGCGGGCGCGGCGTTCTCGCCAATCGGCCGAGCGGCAAGACCACCCGTCCGGCGAGCAATCAGCATCGAGTCGGAGTTCATCGAAACGCGGCGAGCGTACTGCGGGAACGCGCCCGCCTCCTCAACCAGTCTGACGATTTCCGAAAGCATCTCGTCAGCCACGAGCACGCCGCCGAGCGAGTTGATGCCGCCGGCCTGGGCGCGAGCCTCAACGCCGTGATCCTTGCACCACCGGCGAGCCTCGGCGTCACCGAGCATATAGCCCTTGAGGTGCATGCCAGCACGATAGGCACGCTCTTCGGCATTCGGGCCGGTGAACGCCCGCAGCTTGCCAGTGGCACGCGGGACGGCGAAATGACGCTTCTCCACGGTCGGCTCCTTTTCGGTGTCTTCGGTCTTGTCGATGGCCTTGGCGGGAGCGGCACGCTCCAGCACGGAACGCAGTTCGAGCTGCTTCGCCTGGACGCGCTCAACGAACGCAATCTGCTCGCGGAGCTTGTCGGCGCGAGCCTCAAGGCTGCGGAGCGAAGACTCCTGCTCCTCGGTCATCGCGGGCGCGTCGCCCTCGGCGGGAGCCTGCGAGGTGGCCTCCATTTCGGCGACCACGGCGGCGAGTTCATCGAGCAGCTTCTTGAGCTTGTCCACGTGCATTGCTCCTTGTTCGGGTTCGGACGACCGATGCCGTCCACACCGTCGAAACTAAGAGCAAGGCACCCCACCCATGCAGTTGCGCAGGGCGCGACAGTAAAGAACTTCAGCCGACCTTCAGGCGGCGAACCTCACCCGGCGGCACGACTTGCTTGCCAGTGCAGCCGCACTTGGCGCAACGCAAGTACCGAACCTGGTACTCGCCGCTGCGCTGCGACGATGCCACGGACATCACGCCCTCGCGGCATCGCGGACACGAATCACCACTAGCGGCCATGCTGCCTCAGGAAATCACGGATAGATTCCGCCTTGCCGCGAATCTGCAGCACGCGGTCAATCTGCCGCCGCTGCACATCGGCTTCGGCGGAACGCCACGCATCGAACGACCGCTTGGCAACACTCACGTCGGCATCCGGATACGCCGGAAACGTGACCGGACCAACGTCGATCAGCGTGTCGATCTTCGTCACGGTGCGGATGCTCCGGCCGTCTTCCACGCTCCAAGATTCACCACCAGGGGCGATCTGAAACGAGAACGACGAACCTCGCACGATGCCCGCCTCGATGTTGCTCGCCAGGTCGCGACCGTAGGACGTGTCGGGTACCTGGAACTCGTACCGCAGCCCGATCTCGTCCACGTTCATCCGCAGCGTGCCGGGATAGCGAGCCAGCGGATAGTTCGGGTCGTGATTCCACAGAGCCCGCGTTTCCAGCGGCTTCTTGCGTCCGCGACGCTCCGCGACGATGCCGAACGCATTGGGGTCGATCCGCTCCACAAAGTCGCCCAGGTCGAGCGAGTTGACGCCGAACTTCGCCGCGTAGCCGACGATCCACCGGCTTTCGGGCTGGCCGTCCTCCGCACGCGATTCCACGCGGAGCAGGGACAGGTCGGTCGATTCGGCTTCGTACAAGCTGCGTCGCTCAATCATGGCTACACCTCGCTCGGGGCTTGCGTCTTTGTGATCTCGGCCACCTTCACCGCCACCGGGTCGTCAAACTCGCCTTCCTCCCACACGCTCACGAGCGCGGCGGGATCGTCTGGCGTCGCGGGCAATTCAACGTCGCCCAGATTCAGGACGCCCTCGGTCATCACGTGATCGACTTGGCCGACGCGACCGCCAGGCAACGTCACCCAATCGCCTTCTGCGATAGCGTCAGGCACGGCACGCGAGTCAGGCGAAACGTCGGGCGTCGCCGGTTCGGTGGCCGGCGGCGGCACGGGTGCAGATTCGGATACACCCGCGAGGATCGCCGTAATCTGTGCGGCGTTGATTGACGGGAACGACGCAGCAATCAAGGCCGCTGCGCCGTCCTTGGTGATTAGCCCGGCGGGGATCTGCTGCAGAATCACAATCAGCCCCGTGATCTGCGCTCCGTTGAGCGACACGTCGGCGACCTGCGGAGCCGCGTCCGTGGCCGGTTCGCTGGCCGGTTGCGTCGCCGCATCCAGACCGCCCTCGACCGCCTGGCCGTCGATGCCGCTGCCGGGTTGCTGCTGCGCTAGCACGTCGCCCGCAGACGGGTCCGCACCCAGCGTCCCCATGTTCAGCGGACGATGCCGCTCGTCGCCACCCTCAACCGGATTCATGTCCTCTAGAGCGAGGATGTCATTGGTCGAAAGCACGCCGATGTCCCACATGCTGCGGTAGTACGCCGACCGGCTCGCCGCGTCACCACGCAACAGACCGCGAACATCGAAGGAAATCTGATAGCGGTCGCGTGCCGCGTCATCCGGCAGCAAGTCACGAGAAAATGCCGACTCCAACCGCCGCAGCCACGGAATGATCGTGTGCTGCACGAAGTCGATTCCGGCGTGCTCGACGCTGCCGGACGCACCGCCCTCTTGGAGAAGGTGCATCGGGATGCGGAAGAGCCGGGCGATCTCGGCCAACTGGTAGCGACGCAGCTCGAGGAACTGCGAATCGGTATTGCTGGCGTAGGGGATTTCGTAAGGCTTCAACCCGCCCGTCAGTACCGCCGTCTCAAAGGCGTTGTACGGGCCGCGATGCTTGCGATTCCATCCATCAGCCAACTCACGGCGGGCTTCCGCATTGAGCGGGTTGTCGGTCGAGAGAATGAACCCAGGCCTGGCACCGCCGCCGAAGAACCGCGCCCCGTGAATCTCGCACGCCCGAGCCAACGCAATCGCCTCGCGGCACTCCTCCGCGATGCTCTGCCCGTGCACGCCGTCATCGCTCGGCCCGCGAACGTGCAGGATTTGCTCTTGCGAGTAGACCGTCTGCCGCCCCTTCTCCTCCCGGTACGTGTACCGCAGGCGGTCGTTTTCGATAACGTCCACCTTCATCCGGCTGGGATGCAGCGGAATGATCTGGTCAGCGTAGCCCGACTCGCCAGGGCGAATCTCGCTTTCGCTGTCGCCCCACAACGCGACATGGCGAACCATCTGCTCACGCCATTCAAAACTCGTCTGCCAGGAGTTCGGACGATCATGCAGCCGCCGATACAGCGGCAACTCACGAGCCTGACGCTTGCCGCCGCTCGGCATCCGCTCGAGCACATGCAGCGGCAGGCTCGCCACCGTCTCGCTCAGAATCCGCACGCACGCGAACACTGCCGCGACCATCGTCGCGTTGTCGGCGTTGATGCGCACGCCGGCAGGACTGCGGCCACCGCCATCGTCATCCCACGCACGCTCCTCGCCGGGCAGCCACAAGATGCGGTTTTCGTTCGTCATATGAAGAATATTTCGGGGGTGGCTTCCGGCTTCTGTTCAGACCCGATCCAGCACCCGATGCCCTGGCACAGAGCCACGATGCCGTCGATGCGCTCGGTCGATTTCGCCTTGCTTGGGTAGATGTTGCCGAACCGATCCTCTTGCACCGCCACGTTTCCGGCACACCACGTCAATACCGGATGCCCAGCGTGCCGCACCTTCGCGTTGATAATCAGGTTTTCCAACGTCTTCGCAGGGGCCGACATCGCGCGGCCCCCCTGCGGATAGCCTTTCACATCCACCCCGTCCCCTTGCAGCATGTTCGCGAGCATCTGCCCGTTGAACTTCAAATCCACCGCCAGCGTCCGCACCTTGTACGTGTCGCAAATCTCGGCAATATCACGATGCAACACCGTGTAGTCGGTCACGTTGCCATCGGTCACGCGGATATGCCCGTCGCGAATCCACGAGAGGTAGTCCACCTTGTCCCGCTGGGCACGCTCCGCAGCATTAGCCTCGGGAATCCAAAAGAACGGCAGTACGTCAATCGAGCCGTCCTCCGGGTCTGGGCACACGAGCACCAGGGCCGAGAGGTCATACGTGGTCGCCAAGTCGAGCCCGGCGTACACAGGGCGGTCGCCAAAGTCGCGGAGCGGCGTCGCACACTGCTGCCACGACTCCGGCGACAACCAGCGGACGTCGGAGGAGGTCCAGGTGTTGAGCCGGTATCTCAGAAAAGAGTTCAATTTTGTCGGCGACTGCTCGGCCTCTTTGGCGTCCAGGGCGAAGTCGCCAGGCTTGATCGTCACGCCCCACGAAGGGTTTGCCTGCGGCCACACGTCCGGGGTTTTCCAGTCGGCTCCTTCCTCCATCTCGTAGATGCAGGAAAAGAACGTCGGGTCGTGCTGCCAGTTCGCCGCAACCGCCTTGGCGTACTTGTACTGCTCGTAGCAAATCCCCTTGCGGTCGTAGCCCGCCGTCGTGATCGACACGAGCAGCGGCTGCTCTCTGGCCGCGCCGCCGTAGCGGAGGGCATCCCAGAGGCGGCGATCCTTTTGGGCGTGCAACTCGTCGAACAGCAGTCCGTGGATATTCAA